CCAAGATTACTAACATTTGAGGAAGCTGTATCAGGAGTGGATGGAGTTCCTTATGTTGACGCCATTGCTAGGAATACTAGTCCTGGGTATCCCTTCAATCTTGAAGGAAATGGAAAGAAAGGTAAACAATATTGGTTGGGAGTTGAAGGTAAAGTTGATTTTTCTTCTCCCGGCGCAATAGAACTGCGTGATCTTGTCTCTGATTGTTTGGAAAAAGCAAAGCGTGGTATTAGAATGTCCCACATATACGTGGATTATTTGAAAGATGAAAGGCGACCGTTGGCCAAAGTTGAAGAAGGTAAAACTCGTCAATTTATGGCTTGCGATATGATTTTGCTGATCACTTTTAAAATGTATTTTGGGGATTTTATCCGCCACGTATGCCAGAACAAGATAAACAATGGAGTTGCTGTGGGTATTGATCCTGTTACTGAGTGGAGAGCATTGTATTCTCACCTCAATAGATGGGAGGACACTAAAGTTATCGCCGGAGATTATTCTTCTTATGATGCTAAAATCCCGACTGTGATTTCTTATGCTGTACTCGATATAATTGAGGCATTTTATTACAATGCCACTCCTGAAGATAAGCAGGTTAGGAGAATTCTCTTTTTGGAAATAGTGAATTCTCTTCACATTAGGAATGGCATTGTCTATGAGTTCCTCGGAGGTAATCCTTCAGGTCAACCTATGACTGCCGTTTTCAACTCTATTGCAAATCTTTTTATGTTGTTCATTGTAATTGCAGATCTTGAACCTGAGATGGAAATCGATGAAATTTCTCGATATGTGCGAATGATCACTTTTGGCGATGATCATATTATAGCTTTGAAAGCTAGTGAATTTCGAAATTTGACTCAGGACAATTTTACTGTTGCTATGAAGAATCTTTTTGATTATGAGTATACAAATGAAAAGAAAGATGGTAAGAGTTATACTCTAAGAGACTTAGATCAAGTATCCTTTTTAAAGAGAGGATTTCGCAAGGTGGGCGTGCTGGTTTATCCACCACTTGATCTAGGTGTTATTAGGGAAACATTGAACTATGTTAAGAAAGGTTGGAACCAAGAAGAGTTGAGATTGCGTGTAAAATCGTGTATGACAGAATTGGCTTTTCACGGGAAAGGCATCTTTGATGAGAACGCCCCTGTGATTCTTAATGCATGGTACAATAGATTTACTGATCCTATTGAGGAGAGCAACTTTGAGTGTGCTCTAAATGGATCACATGTTTTAACTTATCAGTGAATAAAAGTTTGTGGTGAAAATCACTGAAATAGTGCTTTGGCAAAATCCCTTAGCTATTTAGCTTTACTACCAGGATGGGGAGGAGAGACACCAATATCCAGGGCCACAATATCATGAGTGAATTGAGTCGCTCACTCATGAGAAATTAACGGACTTACTAACAACAATGATAATACTGGCGCAATTCCAGTGGAAAAATTGCCACAAGATAATCCTGCATCGGCAAATGTGTCTCAAGACAATGTTAACACTACACAAGCAGCATCGACTAATTTTGTTGATAATGGAACAGTTATTGAAACTAATACACGTTCTATTGACACTAAAGTGTATGGTCCCGCTCCATATGATTCGAACGAAATAGCTGATTTCCTTGCTAAACCTGTTCGAGTAAATGGAGGTGAACTTTTGACCTCGGACACTGTTAATCAAGTCAAGTTTACTACATCCATTTCGTCACTTTTGAACTCAAATCAAATTTGGTATAGGAAAATAGCAGGTTATAATTTGATTAGGGCAACGTGTAATGTTAAACTAGTGGTTAATGCTAATCCTTTCCAACAAGGTAGGTTGATTTTGAACTTTATTCCTGGATGGAGGCATTTGAATACCGGTGAACAGGCTGCGTACAATGTAAATTTGGGTCAAGTTACTACTTCGCCCAATATAGAGTTAGATATGCAAGATACCTCTGTAGAGTTTTCAATTCCTTACATTTCTCCCTTTTCTTATTTTGATCGTATTCAGGATCTGTATGATTGGGGAACTATATGGCTACGAATTATATCCCCCCTCCAGACTGGTTCTTCGGGAAGTACTAGTTGTGAATATGCTATTTTCGTGCATTGGACGGATGTTGAACTTGCAGCTCCAATATTTGGACCAGAAATGAATGCGTCTGGATCTCGAAAAACAGTGGCCAAGCTCTTGCATTCTCGTGAGGCCAATAAAGCCAATTCAAAAGGTTTTATCGAATCAGCTTCTGATAAAGTTATGGGGGTTGCCAATCTTCTTTCAGGTTATGGAGTTCCTGGAGCTAGTTTGGTATCTGCTGCTGCTGATGCTGCTGGTTCTATAGCTTCTATCTTTGGCTGGTCCAAACCTGTAAACTCGGAAATACCTAAATACGTGATAGCCCATCCTATGAGAGGTACTAATATATATGATTCCTCCAATAATGCGGATTCTATGGGTATGTCAAATTCACCTCTTGTCCCACCAAATTTTCAACTTTTTGGTTCAACAATGGATGAAATGTCTTGGGATTTTCTCAAGGCTGTCCCTGCTTACCTTACTTCTTTTAACTTTTCTACTTCCAACGTTTATAATGATTTGTTATACAGTTTAGGTACAGCTCCTGGTACCATGCTACAAGCTGGTACCAAGACTGTTCTTACTTCGACTGTCACTTATGGAACTGGTTCCCCTGCATTTTGGTTAGCTCAGTTGTTTGGTAAATATAGAGGTGGTATAAAAGTCACCTTCAAATTTGTTAAAACTGCTTATCATTCTGGTAGGATAGCTATTACTTATGTTCCAAATTCATCAGCCGGCGTATCTTTCGATCAGTCGGTTTACGTTTTACGAGAAATTGTGGATTTAAGAACTAGTTCAGAGATCTCATTGGTTCTCCCCTATGTTAGGGCCGAGAATTACTTGCCCATTAATACCGCTTCAGGTTTGTTACAAGTCAGAGTTCTGAATGAATTGCGAACTCCCGAAACCGCATCTCAAGACATTAAGTGTTTGGTTTATGTCTCTGGTGCTCCAGATTTTGAACTGGCGTGTCCTACTCCTAGAGCTGGTATACGCCACTTCACCCCTGAAATGGACTCATCTGTTCCCAAGAACATGGTTGAAAAAGGTATTGGAGATTCAGTTATTCAAATAGCTTCTATGGATCACAACACTCTCTCCATTGGAGATCCTTTTGTGAGTATCAAGCAATTACTTAATTGTTCCAGACGAGTTTATAGTGGTTCTGGAACTGTTTCATCGCAAACTGGAGTTGTAGCTCCATTTGCATTGGCAGTTTCCAGATACACTACATCGGGCACGGCTTTTGCTGATCCAGATTCTCTAAATCTAGATTATTTAGCTTTGCTCTCCAATGGCTATAGTTTCTTCCGTGGCGGGATTAGAATCACTAGAACTTTCAATGCTGGCACGGTTGGAGGATATGTGGGTGTTTTACCTCTAACTTCCAGCTTTGCTCAAAGTTCATTGGCCGCTTCTAGTATTTCTACTACCACAGTAGGTACTGGTGTTTCAACGGTTTACACGCTCAATCAGATAAATATATATACTGAGCGTGCGTTGGATATTAATGTTCCTTTTTGGAACAATACACCTATATCGTATGTGAGGTACCAATCAACCACATCTGCTTACCCCACGGATGTGTCTTACCCAGATTCTAGACTCTTTTATAGTCTAACTAATGCGACAACAGAAATTTATCGTTCAGGTATGGACGATTATTGTTTGGGGTATTTTAGAGGATTTATGCCCATTGTGTTGGGCGTAGTTCCTTAATTTTAAATCCAAGAACGAGAGTTCCCGGTTTATTGAAAACTTTTTCATGAGCCGCGGGGCTCGGAATTTTTATTCTCAGTAAACGTTTACTTCTTACGGTTTACGTACATACTTAGATGAAGTGTGTTCTTGGTGTTTTCATGCGAAATGGTGCATGGATTCGTTGGTTACAAATTGGTGTTTAATTAATTTGCAATCGTTTCATTTATTG